GATGCTTTTGAAGAGAAGTTTTTATTTGATCTCTATGTTTACGTAAAACTATGTGAGTTTAAACGTTTTCAGATTAGAGATTTTATTGAAAGTTCTACTGCTGCAAATTTATCTAGTATCGTGTTTGATTTAGAACTTTACATTAAAGGTGGAGATGAAATTTCTAAACAAGCATACGGTCATTTAAGTATACCAAAGGCACGTAGAGTTAAAGATTATCTGTACAAAATTCTTACCGACTCATGGAAGTATGAAAAAGAACGAAGACCAGGAAGAAAACCTGGAACAAAAAACAAGCGAAAGCGAACAGCAGTCACCCATAAATAAAGGTGACGAGTTTATGCGTCTTAGGAGGAAGCGATCAGAATCGTCAGAACAATCGGTTGAACCTAAGAACGGAGACATAAAGATGACAACCTCAGTTATTCTAGTATTTTCTACATTAATTACAATAGGTGGAACATTACTTGGATTTTTATTTGGATGGTTTGCTCACTCATATTTTGTTAGTGTTATCGATACTCTTATCGGAGAACCAACAGAAGAACAGATTGCATACACTCCACACCCAGAGATGATGGATGAAGAAGGCAATCCTATACCGTTTCAAGTTTCTAAACTTATTAGTGTAGAATTTGATCAACGAGATGCCTTTGATACTGATCCATTTCCTGAGGACTAAATACTAAAACACACGATTTATTTGTATTACTAATGAAACTTTTGATTTCTGAAGTTATTAAGAAGGCATCTAATGCCAAAACAAAAAACGAAAAGATTAAAATTCTTCAAGAGAATAACACTCAAGCACTTAGATCTATTTTCAAATGGAACTATGATGCTAACATTCAGACCGATTTACCTGAAGGAGATGTTCCCTTCAATAAAAACGATGCTCCCATTGGTACAGAACATACTGTATTAGAAAGAGAGTATCGTAATCTTTGGAGATTTATTAAAGGTGCTAATTCTTTATCTAGATTGAAGAGAGAGCAGTTGTTTATTCAATTGCTTGAAGGTCTTCATGAGAGTGAGGCAGAAATTGTTTGCTTGGTAAAAGATGGACTCCTCCAAACAAAATTTAGAATTACTCATGCAGTTATCAAAGAAGCTTTTCCTGAGATTACTTGGAGTGAATGAATGGTCAACATTGTCAATGTATCCAGGAGGAACAGAATGACCGAGAAACTTTCAACAGAGTCACCCTATCAAACCCAGGATTCGGTGAAGACCGAATCCGAGAACTCATCGATGACATTCAATCTAACGGAATCTGATAAGAAACTACTACGTTCAACATATGATGTAGTAGTTTTTTCTCATGATTGTGATCCTAAAAAGATCGATAAAAAAGAATGGCCATACAATGCTGTCTTAGTAGTGTATGAAATTGATGGCGTAGTCAAGTATGATCATGCTGCAGGACCAAAAGTATCCAAAATCTTTGATGCTTATTATGATATCCTCAAACCAGTAGAGGGTAAGATCTTGACAATGGAAACTATGTATGGTATGGTTAATCCGAAACAATGGGGAAACAAACCTAAGAAATCAAAATGAGAGACGACTGGCGCTACAATGATGAGCGTATGGAACTACGCCAACAGGTCTACACTATTCTTCTTAATAAGTTTGGTGGTTTGACAAAAGAGAATGGAGAACCAAAGTACAGCATAGAAGGTATCACTACATGCTGTCATGATTGGGTCTCTCAAGGTCACGTCAGTTCATCTGGCATTGTAAAGTATTTTTTAGCATATTATGCAGGTTAAAGTTATTAGTGTTACCCCAGATGCTGAAGCACACATGGGGTATGTGGCAAGGGTGAGCAACCCTAACAATCAGGATAATCCTAAGGTTGCTGGTCTTTTATCCTATTGCATCAAACACAACCATTGGAGCGTCTTTGAGCAGGCATACATGACGCTTGAGATCCAGACCACCAGGGGACTGGCGGCTCAGATATTGCGTCATCGAAGTTTCACATATCAAGAATTTTCACAACGGTATGCTGACAGTTCTATGTTAGCAGAGACAATTCCTCTTCCTGACTTGCGAAGACAGGATAAAAAGAATCGTCAAAACTCTATTGATAATATGGATCCTTTTATCCGTCAAGAGTTTCAGATCAAAATGCAACGGCACTTTAAAGAAGGAATGAAACTTTATCAAGAGATGCTTGAGTATGGTATTGCAAAGGAATGTGCTCGTTTTGTGCTTCCCCTTGCCGTACCAACAAAAATTTACATGACCGGATCAGTTCGGTCATGGATCCATTATATCGCACTCCGAGAAAAATCAGGAACTCAAAAAGAACATATGGATATTGCCAAAGAATGTAAAAAAATCTTTGTAGAGCAGTTTCCAACTTGTGCCGAAGCACTTGGAGGTTTAGATGTAGACTGGGTATTATAATGTAGTGAATGTATAAATAGATATAGTGTATGTTATATCTATGAAAGCAATAACACTTAATGAGGGGCAAAAATTTAATAGGTGGGAAGTTATAAATTCTTCCTCCACAACTCAATATTTTGGAACAAGTAATCGTCCTGTTAGGTGTTTTCTATGTAAATGTAAATGTGGAGTAGAAAAATTAGTTAGAGGTGATTATCTAACAAGAGGAACAAGTAAAAGTTGTGGTTGCCTTAGATCTGATAGAGCTAAGGCAACTGGAAGAAAACAAAAAACAATAGAATCCTACCACAATAAAATTTATTGTGATTGTAAAAGATCTGCTAAACACAGAGGAAAAGAATGGTCTTTAACAAAAAAAGAACACTTTGACATTGTTACAAAACCTTGTTATTATTGTGGAGAACCTCCAATTTTGAGAGA